AACACGGGTTTCTCATATCCTGATGGGACTTCCATCATTCCACTGAAACCACCAATCTTAGGTGCTAATACTTTTAGATACTCTACAAAGGATCTACCCTTCATAATGTCAACACCAGAAGTTTTATAGTCCATAAAAAAGAGGGTCGTAACCCTCTTAGTATATCATTAGTCACCTTGCTTGTAAATGTCTTCTAGTTTTTCTCTGCTGAGATCAACATACATCAACTCTTCACCTGCCTGTGGTGCTTCTGGGTGACGTGGTTTAGGTTTATTCATCTCTATATTAATAGATTGAATGTTAGCCCACATCATAGCGAAGGCACCACCAGCAATGAGAGCAAAGCATATGAAGTATAGCATGACTTCAAAGTTATTCATTGTGCTCCTTGATATGATGGGACCATCATACCACCATCTTGATCATCATCATCGTCAGGATTCTGAGTGACAAAGAAAGCGATGAGTAATGCAATCCATACAAAAATGTATGTGAAATTCATTGTTATGCCTCTCTTATTAAAGGTTAGGGCGAAAGTTTTAATAACGAAAATCCTTATTAAAGGTTAGAGAGCATTGCCTCTAGGTAGAACTTCTTCGGGGAAGATAAAGTTTTCGTGTGGTTGATCAGCAGGTGCCAACCATGCTCTCAGTCCTTCGTTGAGAAGGATGTTTTTAGTATAGAAAGTTTCAAACTCTGGATCCTCTGCCGCTCTGATCTCCTGAGAAACAAAGTCGTAAGCACGAAGATTAAGAGCCAGACCAATGATGCCAATCGATGATGTCCAAAGTCCCATAACTGGAACGAATAGCATAAAGAAATGAAGCCAGCGTTTGTTGCTGAAAGCAATACCAAAGATCTGTGACCAGAATCTGTTAGCCGTAACCATTGAATAAGTCTCTTCTTCCTGAGTAGAATCGAATGCCTTAAAAGTATTTGCCTGCTCACCATCTTCATACAATGTATTTTCTACTGTAACGCCATGGATAGCACTGAGTAGTGCTCCTCCAAGTATACCAGCAACTCCCATCATATGGAAGGGGTTGAGCGTCCAGTTATGAAATCCCTGGAGGAAGAGGAGGAACCTGAAGATCGCCGCGACACCAAAGGACGGCGCGAAAAACCAAGAGGACTGTCCCAGAGGATAGATGAGGAAAACACTGACGAATACAGCAATAGGACCAGAAAAAGCAATCGCATTGTAAGGTCTGATACCAATGAGACGTGCCAATTCAAATTGGCGAAGCATGAAACCAATTAGGGCGAAGGCACCGTGGAGAGCCACGAAATTCCATAGTCCCCCAAGTTGGCACCACCGCTGGAAATTCCCCTGAGACTCAGGACCCCAAAGTAGAAGAAGAGAATGACCCATAGCGTCAGCAGGCGTCGAGACAGCTGCCGTAAGAAAGTTAGCACCTTCAAGATAGGAACTAGCAAGACCATGGGTGTACCAACTCGTAACAAAAGCTGTCCCAGTAAGCCAACCGCCAATGGCAAGATAAGCAGTGGGAAGAAGAAGGAGTCCAGACCAACCCACAAAGACAAAGCGATCCCGTTTAAGCCAGTCGTCCAAGATGTCAAACCATCCCCTCCGTTGTTGTTGTAATGTAGCAGTCGTCATTTTTATTTACCTTAGTTGTTAAGTTCCAAATAGAATTTTGTTTGATCTACTGGCAATTTGGGTGACGGATCGTAGATAGATGAGTCACCATAAGTTTTATGATCTTTATATCCTACCATACGTCCCTTTGTGTTCTGAATAGCACCCATCATTGCAATGATGAGGAAGATGGCAGGGGGACCGATGATGAGAGCACCACCAATCACATAGTAAGTGAGCAATTCGATTAGATCAGTAGACATAAAACTTTACAATGATGAAGAAAAAGAAAGGGACCCGAAGGTCCCCTTTATTATACCACAGGTTGAGTGATCAACCGACAGAAGGAGCAATCAAGGCCACAGGTGTGGACTCAGCTGCTGCAAGATCAAGCGGGAAGTTGTGCGCGTTTCTTTCGTGCATGACTTCCATTCCGAGTCCTGCACGGTTGAGCACATCTGCCCAGGTGTTGAGGACACGTCCTTGTCCGTCGAGGATGGACTGGTTGAAGTTGAATCCATTGAGGTTAAATGCCATGGTGCTTACGCCCAGTGCAGTAAACCAGATTCCAACTACAGGCCATGCTGCCAGGAAGAAATGCAAGGAGCGGGAGTTGTTGAATGAAGCATATTGGAAGATCAAACGACCGAAGTAACCATGAGCGGCTACGATGTTGTATGTTTCTTCTTCTTGTCCGAACTTGTAACCGTAGTTTTGGGATTCGGTTTCAGTCGTCTCTCTAACGAGAGAAGAAGTAACCAAACTTCCGTGCATAGCACTAAACAAACTGCCACCAAATACCCCAGCAACGCCGAGCATATGGAAGGGATGCATGAGAATATTGTGCTCAGCTTGGAAGACCAACATGTAGTTGAATGTTCCTGAGATTCCGAGTGGCATTGCATCAGAGAAACTACCTTGACCGAAAGGATACACTAGGAATACTGCAGATGCTGCAGCGACTGGTGCAGAGTATGCAACACAGATCCATGGACGCATACCTAAACGATATGAAAGTTCCCATTCACGTCCCATGTATGCATAGATACCGATGAGGAAGTGAAAGACTACTAGTTGGAAAGGACCACCGTTATACAACCACTCATCGAGTGATGCTGCTTCCCAGATGGGATAGAAGTGAAGTCCAATTGCGTTGGAGGATGGGACAACAGCACCAGAAATGATGTTGTTACCATACATTAGAGAGCCTGCTACGGGCTCACGGATCCCATCGATATCGACGGGGGGTGCCGCTACGAAAGCGACGATGAAACAGATGGTTGCCGCCAACAGTGTTGGGATCATCAGCACACCAAACCAACCGACATAGAGACGATTGTTAGTTGATGTTACCCACTCACAGAAATCATTCCATGGGGATGTTTGTTGTCTTGAAAGAGTTGTAGCCATTGTAATTGAAAGAAAGTAAGATCATCAGGGAAATGATGGTTTTACTATTTCCTCGCCACCCTAAGGCAAGGATATGAAAGACGTGTTTATACACCCTATAGGTCTTGGTTTGAGGAGTGTTACAAACAGTGAAGAAATGTGTTGGTTTCTTGACCCGTTGATATATTTATAATAACAGGATTTACACATCCTGTCAACCCCCTTCGTAGTTGAATGTGCCAGAAAGGAATTCGTACATCGTGGGCAAGGTGCCAGCAAGTTTCTTCCTTGCTTCCCAATTAGTATACCACATATCCACCGTCTTCTCAGGGACTGTAATGGGGTATCCAAAATATTCGTAGTGTCTCTTATTGATATTCGTGAAACCAGATCCTGCAAGGATAAATGCGATCGGCATATGCCCTGTTGGTATAGGATCTCCCGAGACCATCATGTGACGCACTGCTTCGTGAGTGCCTTCCTGCTTATACTCAACCTCATCGGTAACTGCTCTCCAAAATGGAGTGTCTCTACGAGTTGAGTAGTAGTAATGTGCTTCAACAAATTCTCTCCACCCATCCATGTGCTCGGCAAGATCATGATTGAAACGATCTCTAGCAAACTGACCAGGTAGTTTTTCTACCATAAGGATATCCATTAGTCCAAGGATGCCATGGTGAGTATTAAAGAGAGATGTAGATTCTAAGGGCTCAATAAAACCATAAGACAATCCAATAGAGACACAGTTACCTGTCCATGCTCTCTCATGCCTACCATTCTCAAACTTAATAAGTTTGGCATCATCATATCCAAACTCTTCCCTGGCAGCTTCTTCTTTCTGAAATCTAGAAGAGAATACATATCCACGACTAATGAAATCATATGTGGGAATAGTCCACTCCCATCCAGAAGTCAAACCTTTAGCATTGGTGTAAGGCACCATCTGCTTCTTTCTATTTGTATACTCAGTCTTAACTACCAGAGCACTATCAGTAAGAATAGTATCAAAAGGATTCCACTTACTTAAAGACCCTGAGAGGACCCTCTGCTGCCCTGTACAATCGATATAGAGATCACCATATACTTCATGAGGTTTGATATCATGTAGTCCTCTATCAACCAAGACAGATGTGACGTTTCCTTTGGCAATACGTACTGACTTAATTTTACTTTCAACCACTGTGATATTTTCACAGAAGGTATCTTTAAGATACTCTGAAAATGCTTTAGCATTGATGTGAAAAGACCTGTCTTTTGCAAGGTCATATGGAGAAAGTAATTGATCGTTAAGGGGCATCCTCCCTTCCTCCGCTACCGACACAAACGGCATGAAGACTTCTGCAAAGGGTGGTGTCTTATCAGGATAGAATGCTTTAGCCTGCATCCAGTCATGATACTTAACATCACTGTTTATTGATTGACCATTTGGATAATGAAATACTTTTCCCTCAGCAACAAAATCCTCAAATCTAGAGGAAGATTTAAACGTTGCTCTTGCTGCAGGAAGGAATACATGATCAGGTATTCCCATGTATTTTAAATACTGATTGATATGGGGAGTAGTAGACTCACCCACACCAATAGAATCACCACCTGAGATGATAGTCACATCCCAGTCAGGAAAAGTTTTACAAACTGCAGCGGCGGTCATCCAACCAGAAGTACCACCACCTGCGATCACAATTTTCATTTATCCTTGTCCTTTTTATGTTGTTTATGGTTATACAACCACGTTTTTATTTGAAGAATCTCATCCCAACTATACCAATTGGGATGTTTCTTAATGTTTTTGAGTAGTGTCTTAGCTGCTCTCTTGTCTGATAGCGGCTTCTTCTTCATAGACCAACCTCCA